CACGGCAGAGTAATATGAGATTAGTTTACGTAAATAGTATGGGTCCTAATTTTAGAGGAGATAATATTTACGAATTTATTTTTTCAGATTTGGATGATGTTTATGGTGAAGAATGGGATAGTGAAATTTCAGGAGGCAAACCAACACCACCGATGGTTGAGTTTATTAAAAAAGTTGGAATATTGAAAAACTCAGAAATAGAGTTGGATTTAATTCAAAATTCTGATTTTTTTGGAATGTATGACGCAGTCGATGGAGTAATTGCTTTAGGTTGGGAAAAAAATTTTAGTAATGAAAAAGTTCGTTTAGTATTTCATTACGGTAATACTTTAGAAGAAGTAGAGAATAAATTATACGAAAGAGACATCGTATTAAAATGGGAAAAAAATTTAATAAATAATGAAACATATTGATTATAGAATAGAAAGATTGTTACATGAAGGTTTCTCGATGGGAACATTAGAAAGATTTTCGTATAAACAAATTCAAGTACTTTATGAAAAAGTAAAAAAAGACAGTAAAAAAGAAGTAAAAGAACAACCAAAACCTATTGAAAAAACTGTAACCTCTAAAGTTATTGAGTTACCAACAGGTGCAAAAACAGCACTTGCTGGGTCAACAATAACTAACCAAGGAGGTAAAACTGTAATCACCACAACACCAACTGAAAGTGAGTTTAAGGAAAGTGAAGAAGAAGATATTGATGATGTTAATAAGGGTGAAGACGACCAAGACCCTATTCAAAAACAAGGACCTGATGGGATTCCAACAGAAGGATATTTACAAGAAAAATCAGTATCAAAACAACAACAAAAAATCATGGGTCTTGCTCTTTCAGTAAAAAAAGGAGATACTCCAAAATCCAAAGTGTCAAAAAATGTTCAAAAAATGGCAAAAGAAATGAGTAAAAAAGACTTGGAGGATTTTGCTAGAACAAAACACAAAGGATTACCACAGAAAGTTGAAGAAGATGATATGAAAAAAATTGAGGAGAACATTTTAAGATTAGTTCAAAATCACATACCACCACACGCAACAAAAAAAGAATTAATTAATTACATAAGTAAAAAAAGATAATGAATGTCTTTATCAAAAGAACAAATATTATTAGAGTATGCCAAATGCGTAAATGACACTCCTTACGCACTAAAAACATATTTACAAACTTACGACAATACTCAATCAAAATACGTCCCATTAGAATTATTTAATGACCAAGTAACGTTAGTACAAGATTATGACACGGCAGAAGAAAATATTGCTTTAAAATATCGACAAGCGGGCGTTTCAACAGTAACATCCGCATGGGCCTCGAAAAGATTAGTTTTTGCAAAAAAATCAAAACCTGAAAAAATTCTAATTATTGCAAACAAACTTGATACTGCCGTTGAAATGGCAAATAAAGTTCGTTCATTTGTTGAGCAGTGGCCAAATTGGTTGGGTGTTGGATTTTCTTCTGAAAAAAATGCGGCAAGACATTTTAAATTAACAAACGGTTGTGAAGTTAAGGCCGTTGCAACTTCAAAAGATGCTTTACGTGGATACACCCCTACCATTCTTATTTTTGATGAGGCCGCATATATCGATGCTGATGAAGATTTTTGGTCTGCTTGTATGGCGTCTTTATCCACAGGGGGTAAAGTAATTGTTATTTCAACACCCAACGGGTTTGACCCAATTTACTACTCAATTTATGCTCAGGCGATAAAAGGAATGAATGACTTCAAAATTACTGAGATGTTTTGGTTTAGAGACCCTAGATATTCTAAAGATTTAAAACTAATAAAGGTTGATGATATAATACATTACATGTTAAATAGAGCTGACTATAAGGATGATGAAATAACTATCGATTATTCAAATATAAAAGTATCAGAAAGAGATTTTGAGGATATTAAACAAAAAATAGAAAAGGGTTATAAACCTTACTCATCATGGTTTGAAGCCATGTCAAAAAAATTAAAGTTCGATAAACGTAAGATTTCACAAGAGTTAGAGTGTAACTTTTTAGGGTCAGGGGATAATGTTATTCCACCTGAAACTATGAAAAAAATAAAAGAAAATTATATTAGAGAACCTGAAAACAAATTTATGGGTGGTGTTCTTTGGCAATGGAAAGAACCTGTAGTTGGTCATAGATATATTATGGGAATGGACGTTTCGAGAGGGGACAGTGAAGATTTTACAACTTTTATTATAATTGATTTTGATGAAAGAGAACAAGTCTTAGAATATATTGCAAAAGTTCCACCTGATATTGTAGCGGAAATAGCATATAAGTGGGCGATAATGTATAACGCATTTATTGTAACCGATATTACAGGTGGTATGGGTGTTGCCACTTCCAGAAAACTTCAAGAACTTGGATATAAAAATCTATATGTAGATGGAATAAACCCCGCTGATAAATGGAAATGGGACCCAAAACAAAACGATAAAATACCTGGAATTAATTTTAACTCAAAACGAGTTTTAATAGTACAATCCTTTGAAGAGGCTTTAAGGTTTGGGTTTGCAGTTCGGTCACAAAGATTATTTAACGAACTTAATACTTTTGTTTATGTAAATGGTAGACCAGACCACCAAAAAGGCCAACACGACGATTTAATTATGGCGATGGCTATGGCAATTTATGTTGGTGAATCTTCATTTTCTAAGTTAGAAAAAGCAACAGAACAAGCAAAAGCCATGATTGAGTCATGGACAATGGATACTAGAGAATTTAAAGATTCAAGTAGAAATTTTAACCCATCATTACCTGTAAATTCTATGAATAACCCTTCTATGAATAATTATCAATCAACTAGAGATGATTATCAAAAATATTCTTGGTTATTTGGAGGGTCAAGAGTTTAATTTAATTTCTTAATAATTATAATATAAAGAAAAGTATCGATGGAACAACAAAAATTAACCGTTTGGCAAAGATTGGGTAAAGTTTTTGGACCAACAGCTCAATTGGACCAACAATCCCCTGTTTTTAAGTTTGATAAAAAAGAATTACTTAAAACAACTGATAAATCTCAATACGAAAAAGAAAAGTTACAAGCTCAACAAACAATGTTCATTGGTCAACAATGGCAAAAAGTTGAATCGAATTTGTACACTCAAGCCGTTTATTATGAACCAACAAGAATGGCATCATATTACGATTATGAGTCTATGGAATACACTCCTGAAATTTCTGCGGCTTTGGACATTTATGCTGAAGAATCAACAACGCCAGATAAAGATGGACACATGTTACAAATTTATTCAGAGTCAAAAAGAATAAAACAAGTATTAACAGACTTATTTAATAATAGGTTAGATATAAATACAAACTTACCGATGTGGATAAGAAATACTTGTAAGTTTGGCGACAACTTTGTTTATTTAAAATTAGACCCTGAAAAGGGTATTGTTGGTTGTCAGCAATTACCAAATATTCAAATTGAAAGATTAGAAAAAGGAATGAGATTTCAACCTGACAAGTATTCACAAGAAATGGAAAACGACGCTCTCAAATTTACGTGGAAAGAAAAAAATATGGAATTTAATGTTTGGGAAATAGGTCATTTTAGAATTTTGGGAGACGATAGAAAGTTACCTTATGGTACTTCTATGTTAGAAAAAGCTAGACGTATTTGGAAACAACTTTTGTTATCTGAAGATGCTATGTTAATATATCGAGTTTCTAGAGCACCTGAAAGAAGAGTGTTTAAAGTTTTTGTGGGTAATATGGACGATAAAGATGTTGACCCATATGTACAAAGAGTTGCTAGTAAATTTAAAAGAGACCAAATCGCTGACCCAAAAACTGGAAATGTCGATATGAGATATAATCAATTGGCGGTAGACCAAGATTTCTTCATACCCGTTCGTGATGCTACAGCAACTAATCCAATTGAAACACTACCTGGTGGTACAAACTTGGCTGAGATAGCAGACATTGAGTATATCCAAAAGAAACTTGTAACCGCCTTAAGAATACCTAAAGCATATTTAGGTTTTGAAGAAGCTGTTGGTGACGGAAAAAACTTATCTTTATTGGATATTAGATTTGCTAGAACCATTAACAGAATCCAAAAATCTATGATTGCAGAATTAAATAAAATTGCAATCATTCATTTATTCTTATTAGGGTTTGAAGATGAATTAACAAATTTTACATTAGGACTAACTAACCCTTCTAAACAATCTGATTTATTAGGTATTGAAGTTTGGAAAGAAAAAATAACTCTTTATAAAGATGCTGTTGCTGAAATTGCAAACTCGGTAGCACCTGTGTCTGCATCATGGGCTAAAAAACACATTTTAGGGTTTTCTGATGAGGAAATAAAATTAGATATACAACAACAAAGAGTCGAAAGAGCAGTTGCCGCTGAGTTAGGAAAAACTGCAGAAGTAATTACTAAAACAGGTATTTTTGACGGAGTCGATAATCTTTATGGTAAGAAAACTGCGGCCCCTGCGGCAGGTGCCGAGGCGGGGGGTGAGGCCGGTGCAGGTGCTGAAGCGGGAGGTGCTGACTCAGGTATGGATATGGGAGGAGGGGCTCCTCCTGAACCGCCAGCGGAAGCACCGGGAGGTGCTGTAACACCTGAAAATTTTAATAAAAATGACATGAACTTACTTTTGGAAGAAAACCTTTTTGGTGATTCTTTATATATGAATTTAGGTAAAGGAAGAAACAATTTAGTTGAAATTAACGACAAGTTAAAAGAATTGATAGATAGATAATATTTATTAAAT